ATAAGTGAAATGCTTAACCCGTGGTCCCGGCATTCCTTATATTGGTAATGTCTCGCATGAACTTTTGAGCTCTCATGGTCGCTTAAAAACTGTGCTGCTATATCAACTTTATCCGGTTGATCTTTAAGCATAACATCTGACAACCAGCTCCTTATCAGTTCGTCCGATAGTTTTATAGCATCAATCGCGGTTTTCATAAAAGCTGCTGGATATTGCTGCAGTTTTATTGCCCAATACTGTGCATTTTCAGGGTGTAGTGCTAGATCTGCCTTGGCTTCTTCAAACTCCTGCTTTATGTTGTGAGCGGGAATTCCCATAAATTGTGGGTCAATTGGCCCTAAGCTCGATTGACGTCCCATTATTATTTCTCTCGCGCTGCATGCTATCATCGTGCCCGCTGACATTGCGATCTGTGGGACGATAGCCCTTATATCCTTGTTGAATTTCTCTTTCAAGTAATTAACAATTGCCTCTGCCGCAGTAGGATCTCCTCCAGGTGTGTGTAATATAAGATCTAGGCCTTTTGAATAATCCACATCCTTAAGAGCATTCATAAAGCCTTCCATATCTCCATCATTGACATCCAATCCTGGACCTTCCCTATTCAAAAAAGCTGAATAATACGCGATTGTAGTTCTTCCTGTATATTCAGATAACTCTTTAAGGTACTTTCGCCTAACGAAATCTATTTGCGATGGAGTTTCCCCTAATTCCTTTAAAATCTCATCCCATCCAGCCATAGAACACCTCCGCACATCCTGTGTACAGAAGTATACCACAGTTTATCACCGTTTGGTGTAGTTTATCTGAGCGTAGCGTCCTATATCTCGATTGCATTTTACCGTACATAGGGCATTTACAGCGTCGATTGCTCTGTTGTCAGCAAAAGCGGTGGCACAGATGCACCCATTATGTATAGATACAACCTCTTGCTCTTAACGATCTGCTCAACCTCTTCATCTGTCAGATCCCAGACCGTCTCGACCTCATAGTTGCCGTTCCGATCTATAAACAGCGTGGCCGGCAGATCTCTGCAGCCATCAGCTACATATGTGATATTTGAGTAATCCATCTGTATTGGTATCATCTTTTTTCCCACGAAAAAACCACCGTCGCCTACTTGGTTATCGGTGGCTATGCTTCATATCTGCGAAGAATATCATCAAGCTCTTCTTGCGTAGGAAGCGGGTGCTCTTTATTATACGCATCACAAACATCATCCGGGTACGGCTCAAACCGCAATGGTTCGGAAGCTCTATCTTTCCAATATTCTTTTTCATATTCGGTCAGTTCAATCATAATACGACCTACAGAATAATAACATTTTCTTTTTTTGATATTACTTAGTAATTGTGATCCCTTAAATGAAAACCACCCTGTGCGGGTGGTGTATGTTAGTATTTCGGCTCACCTTTCTTGCGTGGTGTGTTAAACAGCTTAAAACTTTCAACGGCTTTTGGAGGAGCCTTCTCTGTAAGCTCAAATTCATCCGTTTCCTCGTTGATACGCCACCAGTCAGGATTCGATTTCCAGTATAAACTTCTTAAGTCTGGAGTCATTGATTTGTCCCCCTTTGGATGTAATAATTTTATTACATTCCTGTACGATTTTCAATGCAAACGTGTTTTTTTCGCTACTTCCGAATACACTTGCAAAACTCTCTGAGATTATTTCTCTTCCATCCGCATATCCCGCAGCGCATTTAGATAAATGCTTCTCAACATAGTCTTGTAATGCCGTTTTTGAAGTGATTCCAGTTACCTTGCAGACCACTTCGAACGGATCAATGTCATAGTATTCTTCTATCAAGTGCCCGAATTCATGTTTTGCCACAGACCTACTTGTAGTGCCTGCAGCAAAGGTGCCGTCCACAACGCCCTTGACATATTCCTCTGCAAGTCGCTTACCATCTCTGTAGGCCGCATTACTTAAGCTTACTATGTGGCCGTCTGTTGCTGCAAAAGCGCTTGGATTGTCTGAGAATACATCTGTACGATTCAATGTAATTCGCCTGCGACCTTTCTTAAGGTCTGGGTAGATATCAAGCATCTCGCCCAACTCATCGGCAAATTCTTTCACAGTTTCTATGTCTCCGTCATAATGTTTAAATCCAGTTATTTCGATGCCTTTTGATCTAACGTGTCTAGACAATTCATGATACTTTTCTTTCGAGATTGGATCCCCCGGAACAGGCCAGTCAATATGGACGACTTCGTCAGGTGGGTTAATAATGTCGCCGATTATAGACATATGCTTAGTTCTAAGGGGGTGTTGCATTTTTTCTCCAGACTCGGATAAATTTTTTCCGAAATATTTATCGACTGCATCCAGAACTCGCTGTGAATACGTAAAATCACTGCCGTATTTATCTGGTATTTTCAGGCCCATTTCACGCATCTTTGCATGCGTAAATGCTTCTGCCATAAATTCGTCCACTGATCGGCTTGAGTGTTCATATGTGCTGATCCACTTTGAAGGGTCTCCTTCAACAGCTTTCATATATTCACGCCGGATTTTTTTGATTTCCTTCCAGAAATCCTGATCATGTGTCAAACCAAGCTTATCAGCGTTCGTATGGGCCAATGAATGAGCGAACTCATGCATCGCTGTACTAGCATGTTTATCATTCAATCTCATACGGGCACCGGAAATATCTACATCACCGGCAGCCTTCTCCGCTCCAAGCGTTACTTGCTTCAATCTGGTCCTGTACTGTGCTGAAAGATCTTCTATCAGCCGTCTTTGTGTATCTGAGATCCGGTCATCAAAAGCTATCGATTCATTACTCTCCGGTAATGATGCTTTTAGTTGTGCAAGTCTATTTTTTCTTCTTTCTGTCAGCTTATCTGCCTTTTCTGTCCACTGCTCTGCTCTTGCTCCATACACGCGCTTGTTATCCGGATCCAGACTATACTCTGCAAGCCGGCTGAACTTATCAGCCTGCCTCTCCGCATATTGTTGCTGGTTCTCATGATGCTCTACAGCAGCTGCTTCCTTTGCCTCTGCCCTCGTTACCGGATCGGGCTCCGAGCTTATGCCAGGGAAGTATGTTGTGAAGATGTCCCTGCATCTCGGATGCAGAAACCCTGCAGCTATAGCCTCTGACAGAAGTTTATGCTTGCCATCAGGTTTACCTCCGGAGTAAACGTCGTCTATCAGGATCTTGCCTACCCAAGGTATGCAGTGCGGGCACGGAAAGTCCCCCGCACGCTTATTCACTATGACAAGCTGCTCACCCCACTCAGCACGTTTCTCACCCTGCCCCATAAGGTATGCCCGGGTCTCTGCCGTCTTGATCACCATATCAGCGTAGTCGCTGATCGTGTGCCTGGCACCATTACTGTACTGGATGCTGTCGATCCCTCGTGACAGGAAGTCCTTTGTGGCCATATCGACGGCCTTCTCGATCGTCCCTGCTCCTGAGTTCGCATAAACCTCCGCATCAAAAATGATCCTGCGGTATTGATCGTTAGCCCTCCGCAGGACCGCATATTCTGCTCTCTGCATATCGTTTTCAGTCGCTTTGACCAACGCATCCATTTTGGACTGATTGACGCCAAAGAATCCATTTGAGACAGGTCCGGTGATGTCTCCATTAGGGTTCTTCATCCTGTCCGGTATGTGCCCCTTCTGAAGAGCCTCGAGTATTTCAATTTCCTGATCAGAAGATCCCCGCTCTTTAGCCTCTTCTATGGCCTCGAGCATCCGCTTGTTGATCTCCTTGAACTGCGGGCCATACTTCTTCTGATTCTTCTTTCGGTATTCCTCAAGAGACCGGAGCTCTTCGACCTGCCACTGGGGCCATTCGAAGCCTTCCTTCTCCTGCTCCCGGATATGCCTCCCGATGTTTCGCATCATCGAGTCGATCATCTCGTGCTCTATCCTTTCAAGAGCTTTACCGACATCATAATCCGTTTGCATAGACCTTCACTCCCTGCTTACGGTATTCCTTGCGTGTCTTCTTTATCTGCGTCCTGGTCATAGGCTGATTACGCAGTTCTACATAGCTGCCCTTACGGATCGCATATATCCCGCAGCTGACGTACTCACTCGCTATCTTCAGGAGACCTGCTGCCTCCTTCTCCGTCATCTGATACAGGTTCTTTGCCACCTTCACCGTCAACATCATCAGCACCTCCATCACCAAACAGGTCGTCCTTCACGGCCGGCTCATCTACATCGAGAATCCCCTGCTCTGCTTTCAGCCTTCTGACCTCTTCATCCTTCTCTTCCTGCGTCCAAGTGTCTCCATAGAGTTCTTCGACCGACTGCTCGATCGACATGACGCCGGCAGCCTTAGCCCGAGAAACAGTATCGACAACGCTGTTGAAGTCAGGTGATGCATACTCTCCGAATTTGACGGCGGCTTCATAGTCCCCTGCGGCCTTGCCATGCATCAGATCCTCTACCTTAAGGCAAGTCTCCACCAGCTGAGGTATGACTTCATTCAGAGCCTCGATTATCTTGGCTCTTACCTGCATCGTGATCTTCTCCTTTTCACGCTGCCCTTCTGCATTGTCGGTCTTTTTGAGATCGATGCCGAGAGATGCAGGAGATATTACTCCCTGCAGGCACATATCCAGGAATGATGTATAACTCGACAGATATGCCTCATAGTTGATCTGTGGCTGTGACACATCTATCTTGTCCTGAGCGCCCTCTGTCTTGATCGTGCCGACTGCTATGAAATCATTATCAAACGCATTTGGTTTGAGCAGCATGCCGGTCTCCGGATCACGCGGTATCATGTCATCCGGAATGTATCTTTTGACACGCCCCATTCTGACCGCGTCCATCCACTGGCTTATCGTTTCATCCAGACCGTCTATTGCATCCACCTTAGTTTCAAACAGGGCCTTACCCCTGCCCTTCCACTT